ATTAGTTGATTTTAATGATCCATCGCCTTGAAAACTAAAAGTATTATCAATACTACTATTTGTTAATGTCCATCCTGATGTTCCAAATTCAAAACCTGAATTTCCTATAATATTAGTGCTGAAAAAACCAGCCATGTCAACTTTTTGAGTGATTTTTTTTATAGGTCTTAAAAATTCTTTAACAAGATTATTGCCAATAGGTTGTAAGTTACTAGGCACACTATATAAAGCATTTACTGTACTTGTTGATTGATAAACTCCATCTGAATTATAAATATGATATTTTATATCTTCATCATTATTAGATTGTAAACTAGATGTCTCACTTGCTCTTATACCAGTTGGTAAGGAACCTCCATTAGCAGTATTAGCTGAACTGTCTTTTACTGATTGCTCTGAATAACTTGAATTATTTATAATATACCATCTTCCATAACTTTGAAAAATTCTAGAATTAGTGAATTTTAACATTTGCTCCAAAACCTCTTTGCAATTTTTAGGATCAACTCCATCTGTAAAAAAACTACTAGCAGCACATGATGCTTGATCAATAACATTATATCCACTTATCGCACCATCCCTTTGTATATCATTTGAAACATATATATCAAAACCTAAATTTATATTTTCTAAAATTTCATGTATATGAACCATAAAAACCCCAGAAAGTTCACTACCACTCGAGCTAACCAATGGCTGAGTAAAGCCACTTAAACTACCTAATCCATCATAACCCCTCAAGGTTATCGGAAATGGAGTATTAGTGATAGCTTCTTGAAATTGATCTACTAATAACCACCCCTCCCAATATGTTTGGTAATTATTACTAGCATCTTTATATGATATTTTAATTTTATATTCTCTTTCATCTGCTGTATAAAAATCATCATAATTTGTTGTATCTGTAACAAAAAGATTTATTTGACAAGTAGATCCAATAATAGGATCGTAAAAATCATCATCTTGATCCCATGATATTTGTAAAGGATCGCTAGTTCCAATAAGATCTAAAACCGATCCAGTATAGCCATCTTTAAGGATTTCAATTTTTTTACCCTTTAAATTATCATCTGAAAATTCTAATCTAAATTTAACCCCGTATGCCATTATTTTATTCTGTTTCTATTACGATCTGCTCTTTGTAAAGCTACAACTAAATCTTGCCCTTTTAAAGTAAACTGCCCACCTACTTGAACTTTTGATCCTCCACCGCTATCACCAATTAGATTTTTTAATTTATCTAATGGTGCTATAACTTCAGGATTTTGTCTAGCACCTGGGTATTCTCCAACAGTTGCCAAAGTAGGAGTTGAAACTATCCCACCCTTTGCCATTTCAATTCCTGAGAATGAAGTAAACAATTTTTTAAAATCATCCATCCCTTTAAAAGCATCCTTGCCACCAATACCTAAGCCACCAACTAATTTAGACAAAACAAATGCAGCAATAGCAGCTGCAATTAATTTTTTTATTAATCCAATTAATCCCTGTATTAAACTTTTAAAAACATTTTCTCCTTCCATCATACCCTCAAAAGCATTTAAAAACGCACTTTTAATTCCTTCACCGACTACCTCAGCACTATTAGCTGTCGCTTCTAATAATTGTTTAAATGCACTTACTTTTTCAGTTGTTTCTTCAATAGGATCTTTTTCTTCTTCACCACTACCAGATGCAACACTAGAATCACCACCACCAGAATTACCACCACCTCCAGCAGTAGACAAACCAAAACCTCCCATAAAATCATCGAACATTCCTTTAACCTTTCCTTTAACTGAATCAGCAGCATTAGTTAATGATGTATTTAATTGATCAACAGTTTTTTTCTCTAATCTTGATCCTAAAGCATCTTCAAAGCCATCTGTAAATGCCTCTCCGATATCATTTGCGCCATCTTTAGCAATTTGCTTACCTTCTTCAAACCCATCTTCTAAAATGTCTCCAAAAGAACCTCTAATGCCTTTTTCAGAAAATTCTTTTATTAACTTCCATAAGGTTTTAAAGTTATTTATAAAACCTCTGATAATAACTTTGATTGCTATAAATACCGATTTGAATACTGCACCTATTCCAAATATTGCTTTTCTTAAATTTAACGATGAATTATATAAATCAACAAATTGATTATATAAACCAACTATAACAGGTGCGACTTCTGACCAATTTTTATATATAACATAAGCAACCCCTATTAAAGCAGCAGTAATTAATGCTACTGGTGACATTAATGCACCAACAATGCTAATTAAACCTCCGAACAAACTAATTAAAGTTGGTAATGCCAAAGCGATAACTCCTAATCCAGCAATTAATTTTTGAGTTCCTGAATCTAAATTTGTAAAAGCAGTAAAGATATTTTTGATGCCATTCAATAATCCAGTTAATACTGGTAACAACTGATTTAACAAAACAGTTCCAACTTCTTTAAACGATTCCTTAGCAATATTTAATGATTTTTTTAACTTAAATCCAGCACGCTTTTCAGTAACTGCAAATGCTTCTGCAGTTGCTCCCTGAGCATTAGCTAATTCTACAAATATTTTTCTAGCATCTTCTGCACCTGCACCAGTTAAATCCAACACACCTTTCAATGCTCTTATATTTGGATAAACAGCAGCAGCAGCATCTGCATTTCCATCAATCCCAGTTTTTAATTTAGTTAATACACTAATTAAACCACCTTCTTCAGCTAATTCTGCTCTTAAATCACTAGCATTTAATCCCATATCAGCAAATGCAGTTTGTGCAGCAGGAGTTGTTTTAGTTAACCCCATTAAGATTGCATTTAATTGAGTAGCTCCACTTGCCGCATCTGTTCCAGTTCTAGACATAGCAGCCATCGCAGCACCAACTTCATCAAAACTAACTCCTAAAGCAGAAGCTGTAGGAATTACAGATCCCATTGAACCTGCTAATTCAGATGCTTCCAATTTACCTTCTCTAACTGCAGCAGTTAATATATCAGTTGCATGTTCTGCATTTAAATTTTCTGCACCATAAGCATTCATAGCAGATGTTGCTAAATCAGCAACAGTTGCCACATCACCCAAACCAGATGCAGATGCTTTCGAAGCAGCTTCTAAAACCGATATAGCTGCAGCACCTTTCAAACCAGCAGATGCAATAAAAAACATTGCCTCACTTGTTTTAGCTGAAGATATGCCAGTTTCTTTTGCCATTTCTTTAGCAGCATTTGAAAACTCTTGTAATGCTTGTCCTGATGTACCTACTAATGCTTCAATCTGACCAATGTTTTTGTCGAAATCCATAGCCATCTTAATAGCTGAACCTCCAGCCAATGCACCAATAGCACTAAACTTTTGTAATGACGCACCAACTCCACTAATTTTCTTTCCAAATGATTGAACTTTAGCACTTGCAGAAGTAAGTGCTTTATTTAGACCTGCGGCATTTCCTGTTATATAATACCTTAATTTGTTATCTGCCATAAAATAAGTTTTTACAAAAATAGTAAATATTAATCTATGTCTTCAAACTTCATTTTACTGACTCGATCTCTAAATGCTTGAAATTCTTCTGGTGTAGATTTTGCTTTGTCCCTTTCTAAATAAACATCTTGTGGTAAACTAAATAATTTGTCTGGTGGAATCATTTGTGATTTTTTACTACAATTTACATTGTAAATCATTGAAGAAATAAATCTTGTTCTTTCCCACTCTAGATTCTGTTTTATCAAATATGATTCTCCTAATAGATGATTTTCTTTCCATGTAAAACTCCAAAATTCATTTGGATTAATCCCAACTTGACCAATATAAAAATCAATTAAAGAATCCCAAGTCAGTTGGGTAGTTACTTTCCCTTCTTTGTAGTTTGCTTTACATTACGATTTAATCCAGCATTTAGATCATTCCCTAAAATACGTGATTCCATCATAGCTTTTACAACTTCATCTAATTTATTTGCATCAAAATCTTCTAACCACATTCCAACACTAAATTCATTGTAATCAATTTCATTATTGTTTTCCTGATCATTCGCTAAAAGTGCTGAATAAATTAATGATCTAATCATTTTTATTGAAACTCCCTTTTCAAAAATACTTGCAATTTCATCTAAAGAAATTCCCAAAAGATCTGTAAAGTTTGCCCAAAAATTCATGCTAAAGTGCATGACTCTATTTTTACCACCTAATTTAATAGTATAGTAACCTCTTTTCTTGTTTGCCATTATATATAAAATTAAGGCACAAGAAAAACCTGTGCCTGGTTATTTTACTTTTTAATCTTAGTTTGTAGCTTTAGCTATAGCTCCTGTTACAGTAATTGATCCACTATATGTCACAGGTGATTCCATTTCTGCGGACATTTCTACTGAATTTAAAAAACCTGCACCTGAATAAACTTCATCGCCTGAAACACTTGTTCCAAACTCCCAGTATACTTTAGTTCTAGCAATTAAATAATCAGCAGCTTCAACTGCATTATTAGAATCATCGTAAGCTACTAAACCTTCAAACGAAAGTTCACCTGTTCTAGTACCAGCAATAACCTCATTAAAACCACTTGAATCTTTTGTAGTAGCATCTGGTAAATCAGCAGACAAGCTTAAACTTGCACTTGTTGAATGACCAATAGCAACTTCAGATCCACTAGTTGAATGAAACTTTAAAATTAAATTTGTTCCGTTAAATACTCCAGTTGTAGGCATAATATGATTTTTTAAATTTTATGTAAATATACAAATAATAAATTTATGTATTTTCCCAATTACTTGCAATATCTTCCCAGAAATCAAAAATATTTTCCCACGTTCTACTATCGCCAGCAGTTATGATATTTGTTAATTGAATTTCTACATCAAAAGAAGTAGCATTATTAAACTCTGCTGTTTCATCTACACTAGAAATGAAACCCTCACCTCTTATAACAAAATCAGAATTTCCATCTTGTTTAAAATAAAAAACCTGTTTAGTTCTTAATATAACAGCATCTGCAAATTCCTTAAAATTTAAACTATCATTATAAGCTGTTAAACCACTTACTCTTGCTTCACCACCTCTTGCACATGCTATAACTTCTTTCCAACCATAACTGTCTTTTGTTGTAGCATCTGGCAAATCTATTCTTAAACTAATAGATGTATTTTTAGAATGACCAATTACAGTTTCATCTTTAAAAAGCAAAAAGCTAGATGAATTAATTATTGGCATAATCTATGCTTCTTCTGGTATAATCTCGTATTCGCCAGATTCTAAATTAACAGAGATTTTTCCGTACTTTTCCTCAAGTTCTTTTTTAAGATCATTTTGCTCATCTTCTATTTTTTTCAATTCACCTAGTAAAGATTCTTTTGACTTTTCTAAGTTAATTTTTTGAATAGAAATTGCACCCATATTAGATACAACTTTATTAATTTTGCCTTGATTTTCTTGTAAATCTTTTAATTCTTTTTCCTCTAGTTTGCTCATTTTTATTTATTTAATTATTAATTCCAGTTTGGGTTTAAATATTCATTGACTGGATTTTTTTTATCATATATTTCTTGATCTAATTTAGCTTGTAATGTTTCCATATCTATTGCTGATTCTAACCAACCTATAACATCTTCTTTAGTTAAATCCTCATAAGGAATAAAAGGATTTTCCTCATTATAATCAACAGACAAAACATCCATAGTCATAGCATAAGTTGGTTTTACCTCATTATCACTTGCTACATATTCCCAAGAAACATTAAAAATTACATTTTTCAAATCACCCTCACTAATTTTAGCTTCTAATTGTGATATTTTCCAAGTATAAGTATTTGCCATAATATTAATTTTTTACAAATTTAGTAATTTATTTAACAATCATCAACCTCAATTATTAAACCATTATTACCAACACGAATATATGAACCACTTGGCGAACCGCCAGTTGTATATATAGCATAGTAACCAGCAGATGCTGGTGTTGTTCCAGTTTGCGTTGTGTATGCAGTATAAATATTTATAGCATCTGGCACTAAATTATTTGCATCATCATGATAATATGTGTCAAAAGGTATTGCAAATTGACAAGCACTATTACTAGATTGAGTATCATAATTAAACATAAATGCTGTTCTTGGTGGGTTTTGATCATAAGAACTAAATTCTGACATTTGTAATGGGTTTTCACCATCTGGTCGGTTTTCTATTGGATTTGCTAATGCAACTGCTGGATAGCTTCGACCAGATCCACTTGAATCACCACCACTTAATCTTTGTATGTCTGACATATATATCGGTGGTGCGATAACAATACTAGATGTATAGCCAGAGCCAGTTCTTTCACGAGCTACTTTTAACATTGATAATTCTTCATCTGCAATACTAGGACAAGCCATAATTTATTTTTTTAATTCTTTAATTTCTTGTTTTAAGCTATTAACCTCTGCTTTTAGTTCTTTTATAGCTTCAATAAAAACACCAGCCATATTACCATAAGCAACAGAATGTTTATCTTCATCATCTATACTTACAACCTCTGGCAACACCTTTAATACTTCTTGAGCAATAACACCTATTTTAGTAGATTTGTCATCTATGTCTTTTCTAGTATATGTAACACCTCTTAATTGTGTAACCTTGTCAAGTGCATTATTAACAGTAACAATATTTTCTTTTACTCTGCGATCAGAAAATGCAATTACATCACTTGTAGCTCTTATTGTTCCAGAAACATCAAAAGTATATGTTGTTCCTGGCTCTGTTGTGTCTTGATACCCATATCCTAATCTTAGTGAATGTGCAACAGTTAATTTACCATCAGTCGTTAAAGACATAGCACCCTCTGCATTACTATAAGTGTTTTTTCCCCACCAAAAACCTCTATCATTGGCATTATTCATTTGAAAGGTCATAGCATAATCATTACCCAAACCTCCAAAAGTATATCCAGTTTGCATACCAATACCATACGTACTACCTGACCATACTCTTAATTTTGTTCTTGCTTGTGTTGCATGACTTTCAAAATATCTAGAATATGTTGTATTCCATATGTTTGCTGATGAACCTAAATTTTTAGTTAAACTGGTATAGGGAATACAATGACCATCAACTACAACTTGTTTATTAAAATAAAATTGATTTCTGTCGGTTTGTATATGACAGTAACTACTATTCATTGGTCCTATATCAACATAACCATCATCTGTTTGTATTCTTAAAGAATTCGCACTACCCTCAAGTAATTTTGTGTTAGCATCATTTATTTGTAAATCTCCTTGAATAATAGCACCAGATGATGTAGTTGTTAATTTTTCAGAATTATTATAATAAATTTGTACTGATCCATTTTCATTACAGGTTAAATATGACTCAGTATTTGGAGCTTGTAATCGTAAATCATTACCAGCACGAATTGTTAAATCTCCTGTACCCACATCTGTAATATAGGAATGTGAACCATCATGATATATTTCTAGGTCACCGGCATTTCCAATAAGTATTTTTTTAGAATCTGGTAAAACAATATTTCCAGCAAAAGTTGCTTCTGTTGGTGATAATGAAAATTGAACACCACTAGTTTGACCAGATGGGTACATTTTCATAGTAGTACCATTAGCCGCCAAAACAGGTTTGCTACTACTATAACCACCATCCCAAGCAATATCAGCACCATCTGGTAAAAGTAAATCTTGTGCGCTAATGTTACCAGTAAAAGTTCCATTGTTACCATATAAATTACCAGCAGTATCTAAAACTGTATTGCCTGTCCACGCACCAGCACTTAAGCTAACTTCTCTGCCTAAGGTTTTTCTTTCTATCGAGGTAACCATTTTAGCACTTTTGCCTCCAGATTTATAATATCTTAAACCACAAAATCTTATAACGTTTGCATTAGTGCTATAATTTAATAGCATTATTAATCGCATCCATCTTGCGGCTGTTGGTATTGATCCAGTTGCATTTGCACGAGTAGGTCCTAATGTACCTGTCATGCGATACCAACCATTGTTTCTAGTGTTAGAATCAATCTCTGTTCCTGATTGTCCCCAATATCTGTAACTATTTCCTAAATATTGCTTATTGCCATCGTAAAAACTTGAGCCAGCATAAATTTTTTGGTTAGTATCAGTTCCAGATATATATTTTGCCCATAATTCAAATGTGTATTCTTGTCCATCTTCTACTTTAAACCAACCGGGTACAACTATGCTTGCATATCTATTATTTAATTCAAAACAACCACCTGCTGGTGCTGTATCATCCTCTACTCTTGTTAAAGATGAATTATAATAATTTAATTTACCTTGTAATGTTTGAGTATTATCTGATTCAAGTATTTCTAATAAGGTGTCACTACCTATTTGTTTACCAGCATAATTGTTATACTCTTCAACAGTATTTATTAAATCACCATTGTATGTTAAAGTACTGCCATCATCTTTTAATAAAGAATCATCGAAAATAGTACCATTAAATTTTGGTATAAAATTAGTTACAATATTTGTAACTCCAACAGTTTCAAATGCTCCAGC